AACAGAAAGAAATAGAAGTAAAATTAGATGAAGCAAATGAAGATAAAGAGGTAGAAATACCTGCTAATCCTTTAGATGCTTTAAAACAAGATGTGGATAATGGAGATTTAGATGATCAACCAGAGGAAAAAGAAGAAAAACCTCAAGTTGAAACTAAAAAAGTTCCAGAATATTCAGATGATATGCCATATTCTGAAAAAGTTCGTAAAAGAATTGCTAAAGAAGTGGCAAAAAGAGCAGAAGCTGAGCAAAGAATAGCTGAATTAGAAGAAAGACTTGCTGAAACTGAAAAGAAAACTTTTGATATAGCTTCAAAATCACTTTCTAATCAATTAAAAAGTGTTTCTGCTAGTTTAAAACAAGCAATTGAAGATGGAGATACTGATAAACAAGTACAGTTATATGAAAGTATGGCTGATATTCGTAATCAATTATCAAAAACTGAAGAATATTCTGCTCAAACACCTAAAAAAGATGCTAAAAAAGAAGTTAAAGCTCCTCCTTTAGCAGCAGATTGGGTAAAATCTAATTCTAAATGGTTCAATAAGCCTGGTTATAGAAAAGAAACAGCTATGGCATATGGAATTGATGCAGAATTGACAGAAGAAGGTTGGGATGTAAATGATCCTGGTTACTATGAAGAAATGGATAAACGACTAAAAGATAGTGGTTTAAGTTATTTCACAAAATCAGAGGAAAACACTTCCAATTCTGAAAAAAATGTAGTACAAAAGGCTAACAGAGTGCAATCTCCAGTTGCTGGAGTTTCTCGTAAAAAAGGAACTGACAGTAACAGAGTAAAGCTAACTTCTGATGATTTAGCAACAGCTAAAACATTCGGAATCGATATTAACGATGAAGCGGCACTAAAACGGTTTGCTAAAGAAGTAAAAAGCTTTAGCACCAATACGTGAACTGAAAGGAGCACGACATGAATAAAGACAATAAAATAAAACACGAAACTAGAGTAGAGGAATCTGCTAAAGTTTCAAGTTGGCGCCCAAGTAATTTACTTGAAGCACCTGAAGCAAGACCTGGTTTCAAACAAAGATGGATTGCAACTATGGTATTAGGACAGGAACAACCAACAAATGTTGCTAAACGATTGAGAGAAGGTTGGCAACCTCGTGATCCTAAAACGGTCAAGAATGCTACACATTTTCCAACGATTGAACATGGCAGATTTGCTGGTTTTATTGGAATTGAAGGAATGGTACTCTGTGAAATGCCAGAAGAAATGGTAAATCAACGTAATGAATATTACGCACAAATGACTGAAAACTTAATGAGATCAGTTGAATTAGATATGCATAGAGTAGAACAGCCTGGAAATCCAATTACAAAAAGCTTCAAGACAGAAGTTACTAGAGGTGGCTTTAAAGAGTAACTTAACTAGGAGGCTATTAACATGGCTAATATCGATGCACCTAACGGATTCACTCCGTTAAGACATTTAACTGGTGGAGTTGTTCGACCTCAAGAATACTTAATTGCTAATGCTTATGCAGCAAATCTTGCAAGTGGAGATTTAGTTGCTTTAGCTAGTGATGGTACTATCAATAGAGCTACAGCTGGCGGAGTTGCGCTAGGTGTATTCTATGGAGCAGAGTATATCGAAAACTCAACAGGTGACGTGAAATTCGTCAAAGTTTGGAACACACAAACAGCAGTAAAAGCTAACACTTCAGTGAAAGCTTATGTTTATGATGATCCAAATATCACTTACAAAGTACAAGGTAACGGAACTTTCGCAGCGGCTAACGTAGGCGAAACTTGTAACGTAACTCTAGGTACTTTCAATTCAACTTTCGGATATTCTACAGACGAAGCTGATCTTGCTACATTAGGTACAGGAGCACAAGTCTTGAAAATATTACGATTGATTGATGAACCAAACAACGCAGTCGGTGCGAATGCTAAATTAGAAGTTATTATTAATAACTCTAACTACGGTACACGTACTGCTGGTGTTTAATTATAGGAGCTAAAAGACTATGGCATTAAATAGAGCCCTGTTTACCAAACAGCTCAACCTAGGTTTAAATACCGTGTTTGGTATGGAATATGATAGATATCCAGAACAATGGAGAGAAATCTATTCTATTGAGCAATCTCAAAAAGCTTTCGAAGAAGACGTGCAAATGATCGGATTCGGAGCTGCACCAACTAAAGCTGAAGGTGCTGCAATTTCGTATGACTCAGGCCGAGAAGGCTTCGTTTCTAGATACGTGCATGAAACTATTGCTTTGGCGTTTTCAATTACTGAAGAAGCTGAAGAAGATGGTCTGTACGGATCTTTAGGAGCTAAGTATGCTAGAGCCCTTGCGAGATCAATGCAACATACTAAAGAAATCAAAGGTGCAAACATCCTTAACAATGCAACTACTACTTCAGTAGGTGGCGATGGCGTGGCTTTATTGTCTGCTTCTCACCCACTAGGCGGTGGCGGAACTGCTTCTAATACTTTATCAACAGCAGCAGATTTATCAGAAACTTCTTTAGAGCAGTTACTGATTCAAATCTCTACTACTGTCGATGACAGAAGTATTCCAATTGCATTAAGTGGACAAAAGCTAATCGTTCCACCTCAATTGGTGTTTATTGCAGAAAGAATCCTTAAGTCTAATTTAAGACCAGGAACTGCTGACAATGACATCAACGCAATGAGAAATATGGGTATGATTCCTGGCGGAGTTGCTGTTAACCAGCGATTAACTGACCCGGATGCATATTTCATTATGACTGATTGTCCAGATGGAATGAAGCACTTCGTAAGAGCACCAATCAAAAAAGCTGTTGAAGGCGATTTTGAAACTGGTAATCTAAGATACAAAGTTAGAGAAAGATACTCTTTCGGTTTCACTGACTGGAGAGCTATTTTCGGTTCTGAAGGAGCTGCTTAATAACTAATTTATACTAGGCGTAGCAATACGCCTAGTATATTAACCCTAACGACTGCGAAAGCAGACTATTTTAAAAGGAGATAGACATATGGGAACAACTACTTTTTCCGGCCCAATTAAAGCTGGAACTATTAAAGATACGACTGGTACTACTTTAGGTACTGACGTTCAAAATACTGGTTTTGTACAAATGGTACAATCTAAATCAGTAAGTACAATAGGAGCTACAGCGAATACAACTGTTGCAACTATTCCAGCTAATTCACAAATAACTAATGTAACTTTAGATGTTATTACAGTTAATAATGATGGAACTGCTGCAACTGTTTCAGTAGGAACTGCTGCAAATGGAACTGCATTTATTGCAGCTACTGATGCTCAGACTGTTGCAAGAACACAACCTATTGCTGCTGCAATTCCAAATTTAGCTGATGTTGGAACAAGTGACATTAATGTTATTGCAGTATTTGCTGCAACTGACGGCGATGGAACAACTGGTGAAGCTATTGTAACTGTACAATATGTACAAAACAATAACGTAACTTAATAAAGTTTAATGAGAGGGCCTTCGGGCCCTCTTTATAAAAAATTATGCCAGCATTTGAATTTAATTTAGATACTTTAAAAGAAGCAGGTTCTGCTTTAAAAGATTTATTTTCAAAAGAAGATAGTCAAGAAAAAAAACAATTAGAAGAATTTGAAAAAGCTAAAGAAGAATATAAACCAACAGAAGAACAAAAAGCTATTGGTGAAATAGAAGATATAGGAACTAAATCAGTTGATGAAATACTTAAAACAGAAAAAGCAGAAAAAAAAGCTTCAGAAGCTGAATTAGAAAAAAAATTAAGTAATATAGAAAAAGTATTAGATAAATTTTCAGGAGATACAACTATTTCTAAAGCTGCTCCTTTACCAGAAGATACAGCTAGTGTATTAAATTTAAAACCAGTAGATATGGGGTCTTTAATAGCTAAAGAATATCTATCTAATGTTACTTCTAAAATGACTGGACAAACTAGTAGCGATCAAGACAGAATTGCGTTACTATATGATAATTTAAGAAAATTAAACGTAATTAAATAGGAGGAAAATATGGCAGGATCTGATATTTTTGCAAATAGTACAACTACTCAAGGTTCTAATGTTGCAATTTTTAGTGGTCCTACAAGATTAAAAGCTTTCATCATAACGCCAAGTGCTGTTGCTGGAACTGTTACTTTTGTAGATGACGCTACAACTAAATTTGTTGTATCAACAGGTGCTAGTGCTGATAGTGGACCTATTAACATAAGTTTACCAGATGAAGGTGTAAAATTTGGTACTAATTTAAAAGTTAATATTTCTGCAAATGGTGCAAGTGCTGTAACTTGTTTCTTTGCATAATGGCTACTTCGGGTACAGCGACATTTAATTTAACTGTAAACGATGTTATACAGGAAGCATATGATCGTATAGGAGGTGATCCTATATTAGGTTATGATGTGCGTTCTGCTAGACGTAGTTTAAATATTATGTTTAGTGATTGGGCCAATCGTGGTTACAATCAATGGACTATTGAATTAGTTCAATTAAGTGTAACACAAGGAACAAATCAATATTCACTACCTTCTGATTTAGTTGATATTATAAATGCAAATGTTTTAATTGATAATACAGAATATTCAATGACTCGTTTAGGATTAAATGATTATGCTGCTATCTCAAATAAAACTTCTCAATCTAGACCTACTCAATTTTATTTACAAAGATTAGAAACACCTGTATTAAAAATATATCCAACACCTGATCAAAGTTACACTATCAATTATTATAGATTAAGAAGAATACAAGATGTAACTGCATCTACTGTAAGTGGAGTACAACAAGATTTAGATGTTCCTTTTAGAGCTTACGAAGCAATGTGTGCAGGACTTGCTTATTTCTTATCTAAAAAAAGACCTGGAATACAACAAGCACAACGAGCTGAATTACAAGCTGATTATGAACAAGCTTATCAAAGATTAATTGCAGGAGATGATACTCCTTCTACTAGAATATTACCATCAACATCTTATTATAGTTAATTATGGCAATTACTGCAGATAGATCAAAACGACCTCATAGAGCACCTTCTGCTAAATTTTCAAGTGGAAAAAATGCTAGAGTTATATCAGATCGTTCTGGATTAGAGTTTCCTTATAATGAGATGAGATTTGAATGGACGGGTATGTTAGTTCATACTTCAGAATATGAACCTAAACAACCTCAATTAGATTTAACTTATTTTACTGACGCTCAATCTTTACAAAATGCTAGACCACAAGTTCCTAACTCACAAATAGGAGGTGTTCCTGATCAAATTCAAACTTTATACCCTAATACATCAGGAGCTATATTAGCAGTAGGTGTAGCACAAGTTAGCACAAATTTGTTATCAAGTAGTGTAGGAAATGTTACAGTAGTAACATAATGGAAAATAAAAAATTAGGTGTAATGATCGCAACACCTTGTTATGGCGGTCAATTAACAGAAGCTTATTTACATGGTATTTTAAATACTATCTCTGTAGCTAATAAACATAAATTTCAAGTACATCTAAATACTATGGGTAATGAAAGTTTAATTACTCGTGCTAGAAATACTTTAGTTACTCAATTTTTAGATTTTGATAAAAAAGAACCTGATCGTTTTACTCATTTAATGTTTATAGATAGTGATATAGGATTTAATGGAGAAGCAGTATGGAAATTATTAAATTCAGGACACGATGTAGCATGTGGAATATATCCTAGAAAATCTGTAGATTGGGATTCTGTAAAATCTTTTGCAGAAAAAGGACAACTTGATAATTTAGAACAAAAAGCTTTAGGGTATAATCTTAATTTATCAGATCCATTAAATATTAGAGTAGAAAATGGATTTGCTGAAGTATTAGATGCAGCAACTGGATTTATGTGTATTAAAAAAGAAGTTTTTTATAAAATGATAGAAGCTTATCCTAATCTTAAATATACAAGTGATCAAATTATAAATAATGATAGATTTTCAAGTGATAACTGTTACGCACTTTTTGACTGTATTATTGATGAAAAAAGTAATAGATATTTATCAGAAGACTATGCTTTTTGTCGTTTATGGCAAAAGATAGGAGGAAAAATTTACGCTG